GGAATGGCTTTACCGCTGGCCGTTACGCCGCGCCCGGCTTTGAGCAAAAGCAGCTTACCTGCCTTGACTGATACCTCACCGCCGTTGCGCTCAGCGAGCCGGGTCAGAAATTTGACGTCTGACTCCTGCGACTGGTCAATGTGAGGCAGTGGGATTTTTGCCAGCTCGGGCGCGACGCTCGACCCCAGCTTGTTACGGGCGGCGATAGCTTCCACCACGCCGCCGAGGGTGGTGTCATGCCATGACTCTTCCCGGCGCGAGTTCAGGGTGCCGCGAAAGTCAGCGCTGCGCGCGCGAACGGTAACGGTGTCGGGCGCACCCCGGTGCTCGACTTCATCAACGGTAAAGCTGCCTTTTCCCACCAGGGCAAATCCTTTCCACCCGAGAAACAGGCTCAGCACCGCACCCCGGATCGGCAACTCGACCAGACCGTCGGCGTCGTCAAGCTCGATATCGAGCTGGTCAGCTTCAAATCCCCGGTTGTCGGTCAGCGTCAGGCTCCTGAGACGGTTACTGATATTCCCGGTGATGTCTTTGCTGTTGATGGTCAGCATAAAGGCGGGGGTCAGTACGCCTCCCGCGTTGTTATTCAGTGGATTCAGCATTATCCAGCTCCCGCCAGCCCTGTTAATTTACCCGCCATATCGCCCGCCTTACCTACGAGGGATTCAACCTGTTTACCAATGTCGCCGTAAAGTGCGGCAAGCGACGGATCAACGCGGGTGAGCGTCATCGTAAAATCGATTTTTCGCGCCGTACCATCAGAGAAAAACAGACTGCCCGTTTCGCTGACGTTATTGATGGCATACATGCCATAAATCAGCCCCGAACCATCCAGCAGCGGCCACGCGCGCCCCTCTTCAGCCATCAGCCTGACTGTGTTCATTGTCATTTTCCCGCCCGTCAGCTCGGGATAAAGCACGCCGGACAGCGTGATTTTTTCCTCACCGACCCCTAAAAACTGATAAGCATCGCGCTGGCCGACGCGGGGATTTGACGGCCAGCGGTATTCCGCATCGCGCTGCATGGTCTGAAAGGGCAGCGTCTGGCGCATGAAGACAAACATGCCTAGCGTGAGCATCATTTTTGTTACCTCCTTAGTCGTGCATCATGCTGGCGCGCATGCGGGCTTTCTTCTCTCGCTCGTGTTTTTCGAGTGCTTCCTGCAACTGGCGATCGAGCTGGGTGCCCGGAGCAGCGCCGCCCTGCAATGTAATGTGATAATCGTTTTTGCTCTGGTCTACGTATGAGCGCCCCGCGGATGCCGTGACAGGTTTATATCCCTGATAACCTGCCGCCTGGCTGGTTGCCGGAATATAGCTGCTGCCCTGCGCGGCGGCGTTAGCTTTCGCGGCGGTCTGGTCGAGCGTGCCCGATTCTTTATTGATGACCCCGAGCTTTTCGAGTACCCAGTCGATACCACTGCGCAGCTTGTTAAACGCCGTCAGCGGGAGCATCAGCGCATCGGCCAGCGCCTGGCCGAACATCACGCCGGTGTCGCGGCAACTGTTTAACGTGTCCTGTGCCGATTTCACCGGTGCTATCAGGTTCGTGAACCACTGCCACGCGGCCTGTAGCTTTTGCCCCAGCCAGTCAAACACGGGCCTGAGTGGGGCGAACAGTTCCGCGACCGGTGCGAATGCCGCCCGTACCCCCTCAATAACGCCCCCGAAAAAGGCGCTGATGGGCTCCCAGTATTTGCGGATTAACAGCGCCCCGGCGACGACAGCCGCAACGACGGCCACCACCGGCCATGTGATCGCACCGATAGCCGTGGCGATAGCGCCGCCGGCAATACTGAACCCGGTCGCGAGTAATCCCGCCCCGGCTATGAGGGCATTAATTCCCGCCATCACCGGCCAGATAACCAGACCCACGCCACCCAGCACCGCCGCAAGCCCGGCGATTACCCCGGCCAGCATGACCAGATTGGCGGTGAGGGCCGGATTGGCACTGGCCCACGCGTTCAGCTGAGCGAGCCACGCGGTCGCGCTTTTCGTCAGGGTGCGCAGGTGGGTGTTCATCCCGGTAAAGAGATTAAATCGCAGCCCCTCAAATGCCCCCTTCAGGCGCGCCACATCGCCCGATAAATTATCGCGCAGGGTTTTTCCCATGTTGTCGGCCGCGCCGTTAACGTCACCGAGCTGGTTCTTAACCCCGGCCAGCGCCCCCAGAAAAGCGGGTATCTGGTCAATCGATAAATCTTCAATCGGTGTACCAAACAGGGAGATCGCCGCGTTTGCCCGCTCCGCCGGGTCTTTGATGGCAAGTAACCCCTTCGCCGTTTTCTGCATTGCCGCCCGGGCTTTTTCGCCGCCGGTGGCAATGTCGCGCGACATCTTCGCGGCACTGAGCCCGATTTGCTCATAAGCGGCGACGCTGTTTTTCGACATATCCGAGCCACGGATGCTGAACTCCTTGATGGCGTCGCCGGTTTTGTCGAGGGCGAATTTGCCCTGTTGCGACATATCGACCAGCAACGACATCGCCTCCGCGCCGGTGAATCCCATGTTGCGGAAGTGCGTCGAGTATTCGTGCAGGATTTCGGGCATCTCGCCGCGCATTTCAGCGGACACGCGCTGCATACCCGAGACAATCAAATCGAGCGCCTCGTCGCTGTTGGCCGCAAGCCCGTTTTTCATCATGATCGCGGCAATCTGAATACTCTCAGCCGTATCGGTGCCGAAAGTGGTCTGCATATCCAGCGCCTTACGGGTGATGCGGTCGAGTTCTGCCTCGCCGACGGTGCCGAGTGTGCCCAGCGTGCTGCGTACTGCTGACACCGCCTCGGTGATTTTCCCGATATCCTCGCTCACACCCGAGGTATTAATACGCTGAATGATGTCGGTATATTCCGCGCCTTTCGATGCGTCCTCTCCCTGACGGGCGGCAATCATCGCGCCGCTTTGCTGCGACTGGATCTCGGGCGCCATAAGACGACTACCGGCATACAGGGCAGCGGTACCGGCCCCGAGTGCGGCGGCGCTGACGTTTCGCACGCCCGCCGCCGCTGCTTTGCCGCGCTCATAGCGCTGACTCACCGCATTCAGCCGTTCCTGTTGCTGGCTGACACGGGCTAATGCCTCGCGCTGGCGGTCAATGGTCGCCGTTGTTGCCGCGATGTTATTTCGCAGGGTACGCCCGGCGGCGGAAAGATTCCTGGTATCGATACCGGATTGCTGCAACTCGGTGCGCTGGCGCTGTACGGACTGGCGCAGGGCGTTGTATTTTTCCTGCATTCCCGCCGCGCTGCGTTTAGCATTCTCAAAGGCCCTGACCTGTGCCGCCGTCGGGCTTGACGAGTTGCGCATCTGCACGCCCAGCGCTGCGGCCTCCGCTTTCGCCTTTTTCAGCGCCTCGCCGGTGACAGCCAGTTGCCCGCTGACGGTACGAAAACCCTCTATACGGCGCGCCTGTGCGTTCAGTGCCTTTAGCTCGTCCTGTGAACCACGGATGTCACCCGCCAGCGTTTTGCTGGCGTTTTGCACTGCCTTAAAGGGGCGCGTTGCCTGGTCTACAGCCTTGAGCAATACCTGTAACTTAACGTTTTCACTCATTCATGTGCCCGCTTCGCTGGAGCGCTTTATCGCGCCATGTGACGAGCTCGGTCAGGCTCAGGGGATAGAGCTCTGATGGCGGCCAGTGGAAAATTACGGCCACGTCCGCCATCAGGTCATCGACCGACATTTTTGGGGGGAAATCTAGCGCGCCGAACTCGGCGACAAAAAACCAACCACCTGACCGGCCAGCGCGACGAGATCGGGCAGTTCCATCACGGCAACCTCCTGCTCGGTCAGCATCGGGGCAGTCATGCGGGGCAGCACTTTAATCAGCGCATCCACTTCAGAGTTTGCAACAGCGGCAAGGCTCACGCCGCGCAGGGTTCCGGCATTGGGTTTAATCAGGGTAATTTCCGCAATCAGCTGATCGCCACGTTTAACCGGTTTTTCCAGGGTAACAACGTTTTCTTTGGTCATGATTTTCTCGCTTCGAATCAGGGGAAGTTAACCGGCCAGCATCGCTGACCGGCTTATTTTTACAGGCCGATATTTCGGCGGTGCTGCTCCAGCCGGTCCACGCCGTTCACCTTCTCAATCATGTTGAGGGTGTCGATTTCAACCAGCTCTTTACCGTCCATCGTCAGTTTGTAGTAGGTACAGACAACGGGGATTTTCGACTCGGTGTCTTCCCCCTGCTGACCTTCGCCGCTGTCGATTTCTTTCTGACGGCCACGCATGACCACCTCAACCGCCACGGTTTCGCCGGTGTCGTCGCGCTGGTAAGACCCGGCGAAACGAATCGGCACAGCATCAACGCCGGTTGCGGCATAGAACGACCAGATCACCTCGTCAGGGAAGCCGCCAAGAGACCATTCCATCGAGAGCGCGTCATCGTCGAGGCCGAGGTCAACCGGTGCCGTGCCGTTCATCCCGGCCCCGCGCCAGTTCTCCAGCTTGCGGGTCAGCTTTGGCAGGGTGACAGTCTTTGCCACCCCCTGATAGCTGTAGCCGTCTAAAAAGACGTTCATCAGTTTGAGTTTTCGGGGCATTGCCATTTAGTCAGGCTCCTTAATTGCTGTTGACCGAGGACACCAGATTCGCCAGGTATTTATCGGTGATGCGCTGGCGCAGGGTCAGGTTTTCGAGAGGGGGAACCGGCGTATAGTCGTAATCGATAAGCAGCTTACCGGCCTTGAGCGTGTCCTTATCATTGGCCTCTTCGTCAAACCAGCAGGTCGCATCGACGATGTACCCGTTTGTTTTGAGCTCGCGGAATTTGGCATTGATACCGTCAACAACGTCGCGGATTAACGTCGCGGTGACGGGTTTGTCGACCGCCCACATATGCGCCTCAGCCATCGTGTCAGCGATAACCTGTGCGGTGCGGGTGTAGTTCTCAAACAGGAACAACGGATCGTCAGAACAGGTGCGGTTGCCCCAGAAGCGGAAACCATCCTTTCGGATCAGCGTGGTGACGCCCGCCTCGTTGAGCAGGTCGGCATCGGTGCCCGGCTCCTGCAAATCCCAGAAGACAGACGCACTGATGCCGGTTGCGCCATTCACGCCGACGTTTGACAGTGTTTTATGCCAGCCCTGCTCCTGGTCTATTTTGGCTCGCAGACCCAGCGCGCGTGCGGTTGCATGGGCTGTAGTGGTCGCGTTTGCCACGGTATCCCACGCGAGAAAGTCCGGCCAGATGACCATCAACTCACGCTGGCTGAAGTTGTCTCGGTATGCGATGGCCTCCGAAAGGGTTTTACAGCCCCACGCGCTGATGTAACCAAAGGCGCGCAGCTTCTGACAGACTGGCGCAAGCGCCGTCGCCACCTCAAGGGTATCGAGACCCGGCACGCCGAGAATACGCGGCTTAACGCCGGTGACCGCTTCCGCAGTGAGCAGGGCTTTCAGGCCGGTGTATTTCCCGTTTTCATCCGTGGTGCCGATGATGTTAGAGACCGTCTGCGCGAGAGCCTCCTGTGGGTCGTCGCCGGAACCTTCTTCAACGCGCACCACAACGGTGACGGGTTTTGACTGGTCGGCAATAGCCTGCAATGCACTTGCCAGCGTGCCTTTTTTCCCGGCTTTGGCGATGGCGCTTTGCACGCCGGTAATCAGTACCGGTGTATTGAGAGGAAAGGTTGCGGGGTCGGCATCGCTGGCTGTGCAGACCATGCCGACAACCGCGGTCGAGACTGTGGAAATGACGCGCGTGCCGTCGTTGATTTCTAAAACCTGCACGCCGTGATGAAAGTCACTCATCCGTTTAACTCCGTAGTTAAGGGGTGAGTGTCATTCTCCTGATACCATAAAAGGCCGTCGAATCATCAGCGTTCGGCGATGGCTGGCACAACCTGAGACAGACTTAACGCGCTGATTATCGGCCCTGTCGGGGTGCGGTTCGGTTAGAGAAGGGGCTGAGCGGAGGAAATAAAAAATCCCCACACCGGGGGATTTTCATTGTCAGTACATATAGCTCCCGGCGGAGTTAAGCAACGAACTGCATTCAACTTCCATCGTGTAATACGCCTCCGGTGCATCCGGGAAGGTCAGGATCAGATACATCATGCGCACCTGAATGACGCCCGGATACGCATTTTCAGTGATGATATCGGGTGTCGCCGGATCACTGAAACCATACTGAATGCTCATTGGGGTAAGACAGTTCGCCGCTGTTTTATAGGTCGATTCAAAGGCCAGCGATGCCCCTAACGCCGTCGTGACGGTATACGCCACAAGTTTATGTATCCCTTCATACGTTGCACCCCCCGACGACTTTCGGGTGAGGATGCTGATATCCAGTTTCATATTGTCATACCAGTGCCCCCATGCCTGAGACTGCCGGTATAGCCCCTTCGGTAATGGGATATACACCTTATTCGGCATCTTTTCGGCTGCGGGTAAGGCGTCCATCGGATTAGCCAGTGACGCAATGGGGCGGCTGAATACGACCACTTCCTTTTTAGCAGGCGTGACGCCGCTGTTATCCTGCGCCGTCTCCTCCGGTGTGCAGGGTTCAATGATAATTTCATTGAGGTATACCGTATCGGCGTTCTCCACATTCTGCCGGAAATAAATCGTTTTCCAGCCCCTTCCAATCAGGCCACCAATCCATGATTTATAACCCTGTGGCCGGGCTGCAACCTTATAACTTTTAGTTTCAGCGATGCTGCGTGGATAAAATTTTGGTACCGCTTTATTTGCGGCCTCAAGCCCGGATACGGTTGTCAGCGGATCGCTGATATGAACAGTCGCCCCGTTCAAACGCGCAATGGCATAGACGTTTGCCGCTTCACCATCGAGGTAAAAACTGAACGAGTGAATGCCATCCTGACTGGCTGTCAGTGTACCGGTCTGCCCGTTCCACACGTATGAGCCTGTTTCAGACGTCGCTAACGATGCGCCGCCGGTCATGTGCCAGCCGATACCCTCCGTGGTTCGCCCTGGCTGCTGCATGGCGACAGCACTGATGCCACGCACCGGGCGAACCCAGCACCCGGCCAGAATAAATGATGCAACTGCATCACCGTATTTGGCATAGCCCGCCGCGTTAAAATGGGTCGCATCACTGTAAACTTCCGCATAACGGCAATACTGGTGCACACCCTCACTTTCAAATACCGGGCATCCGTAGGATTCAGCCAGGCCGCGAATGTACTGCGTAAAACGTGCGCCACCGGCGTTGGCGTTGTTGAAGGTCTGCGCTGTGGCCGTGTGGATTACCACGCCATGCCCCCACGCAATGTACTGGCGAATAAGTTTTTCCATATATTCGCCGTACTGCTCGAAGGTCGCATTAAAGCGCCCAGCGGCATCATTGATGCCCAGCATGATATGAACGACATCACCGCCGGGGTTTTCCGGCCACCGCTCAAAACACTGCTTTGCCGTGTCACCGCTGTAGCCCCGGTTAATCACCGTCACCGCGCTTTTTGTTAACAGATTAAGCCTGTCATACAGACGCCCGGGATATTGCACCGGCGCGCGCGTAGTGGTGTGCCCTTCCAGCGCCGGTAATTTGTCAGCGGAGTTAACGTCGTAACCGTACGTAATGCTGTCGCCCACACAGACAATGGTTAATGCCCTGTCAGTGCGTAATTTATTATAAGCCGTACCGAGCTGGCGACGGTTGCGCACCGCATAGACCGGGGCCGATAAATCATAAAGCGCGCTGTCAATGGAGGCGCTTTGCGTCGCCACCACAATCAGGTTTTTCACTGCCTCTGCGGCATCATCGACATAGCTTTTCGTTGCCAGCACCACGGACGGATCGACTTTCAGCTCAACATTACTCACGCTGGAAACAATCAGCACAATGCGCACTGTCAGGGTGCGTCCGCTCCCTTCCTGGAGAAGGGGCTTATACGTTTCTGCACAACTCGCCACGGCAACCAGTGAGCCGTCTGCATCGTAGAGCCCGATTTCGCGTATCCAGAACCCGCCCACGCTTTCCGGGATAACCTGGTCAACGAAAATCTGATTTTTGTTAACCTTATCCGCCGCCAGTTGATTGACCGGTGCGCGGCGCAGTTCGTTGACCAGCTTAGTCTGAGTTGCCTCCGGTACCGGCAGCGAGCCCCCACCGTCGCCGACGGCCATATCGGTAATGTTCAGCTTTTTTCCCTGTGCCGTTGCCTGCGCGAGTTTTTCGGCACCGATTTGGGTCAGAATGGCAAAATATTTTGTTGTCATAGTTTAAAACTCACGTTGTCGATTAACAGGACCGCACTGCCCACAGAGGCATCACCGCCGGTTTCAATTTCATCAGGCATCCACGCATACACCGTCAGCGAGTCGCCCACGTAACAACCGAGACTGACGGGTACAGCCCCTTTCACTTCCTGCGTCAGCGATATCCCTGTCAGATGCCGGGAGCACGGCTTAACGTCATTAATGAGCCGCTCCAGCTCCTGATAGGCATCCTCCGTTATTCCCTTACTGCCGATACCAATCGTCACCCGGAAGGTTCCCGGCACGCCGCCGGACTCAAACCATTCCGTCAGCCCGAGAAACGCGCCGAAGGGCTCAACAACACGACGCACCGCGCCAGTGGTTCCTTTATGCTGATGAATAAAAAACGCATCCCTGATCACCTGGCGTTTCACTTTCTCCGGCCAGCTCTCATCCCAGCGGTCAACGGAAAATGCCCATGCAAGCCAGGGTAAAAGCTTCTCCGGGCAGGTTGCGGGGTTCCACAGGTCACGGAGCGGCACAGGCACGCGCTCAATGTCTGAGGCTGTACGTGCTGCGGCCACCTCAAGCACCGTCGAGCCGACCGGGAGCAGGCGGTTATCACTCATCATTACCCCCTTCGGTGATGGTGTACCCGGTACAGAAGGACGCCTGTTGCCTGTCAAGAACAAGATCCGCAACCGGTGACGCCAGTTCGACGCGCTGCACGCCCTCTACATGAAGCACGGCGTAAATTGCTGACCGGCGAATATCACGCCCGAGACGACGCTGGTCGGTAATGTAGGCTTTCAGTTTTTTCTCGGCCGCCTGCCGGATGGGGCCGGCTTCAGGGCCGGGGAAAAAATACAATGTGGCGTCTATCTCATAGGGCACGATGGCAGCGCTCTGCACCGACACACGATCACCGACCGGGCGCACATCTTCCGCGTTCAGGGCAGTCTCAACCGCCGACAACAGCTCAGCGCTGGCCGTGCCGTCCCCCTCACGCGAAAGCACCGTGATGGTGACGTATGCCGGTGACGGGCTGACCGCAGAAACATCGGCGACACGACCGTCGGCACTGCGTCCGTGGTACTCGTATGCGCCAACCGGCCCCGCCACGCTCAGCCCGTCAAAAGCCTGCTGCGCGCGCAGACGCAAATCGGTATCGGACTCCATAACCGCCGGTGTCGGCGGGATGGTGGTGTCGTCTGCCGGGGTGATGGTCAGCCGCAGGGTGTTGTTGTTAAAGGCCATCACATCGAGATCGGCACCGCGGGCCCAGGCAAGCATGGTCGCCCGCGCGGCTTCATTGACCCGCTGGCGCCAGACCATTTCACGGTAAGCGTTTTCCTCAAGGAATTTGGTCAGGGGTTCAGACTCCAGCGCCAGAGTGCGCGCAACAGCTTCCTGTTGCTCCGGTGAATACAGCGAAATCAGGGTCGCCTTTCGTTCAGCGAGGAGGGTTTCAAAATCAGTCTCCTCGACCACATCCGGCGCGGGAAGCTGGCTCAAATCAATAATGGGCATGGTTTCAACTCACGGGAATGATTAAGGAAAGGGTTTCTCCGGTATCTTTCTGCTGGCCGGTCAGGTTAACGATCATCTTTCCGTTAAGCTGGCGCTCCGTGGTGATAGCCGTCAGCGTGACGCGCGGCTCCCACTTCAGCACAGCCATGTAACAGGCCACCTTGATTTGCAGCTCAAGCGCGGGGGTCTGGGGCTGGTCAATCATCGCGGATAACAGCGAACCGTAATCACGGCGCATCACACGCGACCCGACAGGGGTTCGCAGGATATCGCCGACGCTCTGACTGATGTGCTCCGCGTCCGTGATAGCCCGCCCGGTATCCCGGTTCATACCAATGTAACGCGCCGTCATTTCGTCCCCTCCGTCCAGCTTCCGCCACGCTGCACGCTGCCGTGATCGTGGTCGTCAACCTGCACACCGTTGGAGGTCAATGCCCCGCCGCTGTGCGTGATATCGCCTTTCATCGTGCCGCCTTTCTGCACCTCAAGCGTGCCGGTGATTAATTTGTTTGTGCAGACCACTTCCGGCGTATCGAGCGTGATGCGGGTATCTGCTTTCACCAGTACGACCGGCACGGTTGCGGTAATGGATTCTGACGCGGTGACGTCGGCGGTTTTAATGCCGCTTACGGTCAGCGCGCCGGTCTCCGGCTCGTACTCGATCACCGCGCCGTCAGGGAAAGCGATATGCAGGGCGTCAGCCGATGCAGACGGGGCGGGATGGTCATCAGAAAAAATGGCCGGCAGCACAAACGCTGTATCAAGCTCACCGCCCACGGCCAGAATCATGACCTGCTCGCCTACAGAGGGTGCCCACCATGTGCGCGAACGCCCGGCACGCTGGGTCAGCCACTGGAGCCAGTCGGTTTGAATGCCGCCGGTCTGCACACGACAGCGACCGGCATCAAGGTCAGTTTCGACAATGACGCCGGTGCGGATCATGTTGCGCAGCGCGCGGGCGAGTTCCTGAAGAGTTGCGAGTGTGTTCATACCGGAAAGGATGCCGCCGGGGAGTACCGGCGGCAATCGAGGCGGGTTTTGTCAGGGCTGGCACAACGTTAACCGGCCAGGTGGTCGATAATAATGCTCTCGACGAGCTGCTGATCATCTTCCGAAAATCCGAGCAACTGGCGCTCGGGATACTGAATCGCGGGGCTGTTACGTCCGGGCTTATCTTTCAGCCCGGACTGGTGAACCCGGACAATACGCTGCACTTTCCCGGTAAACTCCACCGCTGCGGTGCTGTCATCGCCACTGGCTTTCATGTAACGACTGGTACGTAGTTTCGCGAACATTTCCCGCTTGATACGGTTTTTCTTTCCCCTGACCGGCTGACGTTTTCTCGGGATGTATGGCGTTCCGTCCGGGGCAACCTGCGCCTTAATACGCTGCTGCTGTTTCTGACGTAATTTCTTCGCTACATCGACAGTCATCCGGCGACGGCCCGCCGGTGACAGCACCGCGATAAGCGCCTCAAGGCGTTGCTCAAAGGGGGTTAAATTACTCATCCCACTTACTCACCAGCTCGCCATTGATATACATCTCTACCGGGCGTGTGATCGGTTCGGGTAGCTCAGGCTCGGGGATATTCTCCACATGAAGCGCGTTATCAACCGCTTTAACAATCGTTCGCTCCGTCAGTAACAGGCTCATACTGATATCAAAGCTGCTGTCATTGTTGATATCGGCATACCAGGTAAATCCCTTTTTACGCCCCTCGTCGGTGGTCATGATGTCCGGCTGCTGCTCGCGCAGCCACGCCAGTACCGGCACAAGCAACAAATCAAAATCCCCCGTGAAGTCTGTCACCACCACGTTAAGCGTGTACTGCTTTTCAAACGATAACGAGGCGGCAAGCGTGGAGGAAATCTTTCCGTTATCAATAAACAGGCGCAGCATGTCGGGGTTCGTGCGCAGCACCGGCACCGCGTCAGTGAGGGCTTTGCGCAGACTGTCGGGTTTCAGCATCAAGATCGTCCTGGCATTGTTTAATGGTTTCAACCTGTAGCGCGCAGCTCTCTAACGCGCGCTCAAGGTTGCGGATATCGGCGCTCAAATCACCGTTGACCTTCGGGTCGCTGCCCGGCATCGGGCAGAGGCTCACTTTCGGGCACCCGCTGTAGACAACTACCTGCGGAGGCGCAGGCGGTGCGGGTGTGCAACCTGCGCACAGCATCAGGTAAATCAGCGCGATACCAGCGGCGAAAAGCTTCATTTTCATTGAGTAACCTCGTGATAGTTTTTTCCCGCTGTGCCTCGCGCTCACCGGCGGCGTTGAGTCTCTCGCGCAGCTGCACCTGTGCCCGTTCGTTTTTATCTGCCCTGGCATTCGAAACGCTGAGCTGACTTTTCAGCATGCTGATGGTGTTTTTTTGCTGCGAGGCAACACCATTTGCCCTGTCAAAAGATGACCTGAGATTGCCGTTTTCATGCCGCAACCACAGCAAGCCCAGCAACGCCAGTACAAGCAGCGCAATCAGTGTTTTCATGCCGTTACCCCGCCAGCACTGCGCCAGACTGTGACCAGCTTTTCGAGGCTGTGCTCACGCTGACCGTAACCGGCACCGGGCAGCGATGCCCAGATGTTGCGACAACGGGAGATCGCACGCTCGATATGCCCCTGGCGTAAATCTTCCAGCGCGCCACGCTCACGAATCAGCTGCATGGCGAGTTTGTCCTGCGACAGGGGGCTGAAATCAGGCAGGCCGAGCTGTTGCTGATAGTGCGGCCAGAAACGATAGAGCTGCTGGTATCGACCTGAAGCCGTGGATTTTTCTCCGCGCCGGTTAAATACTTTCGCCGGGCGACCCAGCGCAAAGGGGTGATCGCGGTAATCGGTAAACACTTCCGGCTTACCATCCATCCCGGTGACAATGACGTCATAACCGCGATTTTTCGTCAGCGGGTGCGCGGCCGTTCCCTCGGAATAAGCCAGCATGTCGAGGAATGCCGCAATATTCTGGTGTGTATTAATGACCGGCATCCTCGCCCCCCTTCAGTGTTTTGATACGTCGCTGGATCGCGATTTCCACCACCTGATAACCGGCAATACCGAGCATGGAGCCAAGCCCACACACCGCCGTCAGCGGCATATCCGGGAATTGCACAAGCACCACACCGGCTACCATCGACACAAAGCCACCCAGCAGCATACGTCCGATAAACAGACGTGGCGTGACGGGTTCTCCCCCTGCTAACACTTTCCCGACAACAATCATCACGCCAATCACAAACAGTGACAGGACCCCTTTTTCACCTTCAGTCATATCTCACTCCCACAGATTAATAGTTTCAGAGACAGGGGATGACGACACGTCAGGCAGCTCGACCGCCGTACCATGCGGCAGCACAACCCCGAGTTCAGCCAGACCCGGATTTACGGCCAGCACAGTCTCGACAACCCCCTGAGTGCGCCCGTAATACCGGGCGCAAATGGCATCAAGGGTGTCCCCCTGAAGTGCGCGAATCA